CTGCTCAGCTTATCGCAGATCGTGAGTTCCGACTCACCGATTGTGACTTGCGTGTAAATTATGAGATTAATCTCTTAACGGCACGTCGTGACTTGGAGTATAATCTCCTACAAGTGCGCTATGATTCACTTGAAGAGCGCAGCACCGCGCTATCTAATCTGAGGGACCAAGAGATTGCCGACCTTCAGGAGATGGTTCGCAAACATCCAAACCGCAATAGCCATTGGTTTTTTGCGGGAGGGTTCATTGTTGGGGCTGCCACTTCAATCGCAATCTTCTTTGCAGCGAGAGAGATTAGCCAGGGGTCACAATGAGCAAGAAAGACTGGAACAAGCTTGCAAAGTTCGAGCAGGCGATTAGCAAGAAATACGGGAAAGAAGCAATCCAGAATCCCAAGGGTAATTGGACTGATGAAAAAGAAGCAGAATATCTAGAACAAATTAAACAATTGTCTGAAAAAGAGACACAGCTACATGATAAGGACGAGAAAGTAGAAGTTAATGGTATTTTAGTACCCAAGAAACTACTTAATAGAGAGTCTAATCGTACCTGCCCAGTGTGCGATACATATTCATTTAGTGTCCGCGACGACGTTTATATGAATAAGTTTGATTGCTGCTGGGGTTGTTATATACAGTGGGTGGAGGACCGAGAAGAAAGATGGCTATCTGGATGGAGACCAAATAATGGCAACGACACTTGAAATTATCCGAGGAATTTCACAAGCAGCAGCGAACGCATATGACGGAGCACACGACGAAGGGTCCTCATATGATGGAAACGCCCGCCTTACGGGGCTACGTAGAGAAGAAGGACACTTAATTAATGATCGTCGCGTTATCGATGGATTTGGTGTTAAGTTCATGGGCAACGTTCTGAAGGTAACTTATCATGGCGAAGTTCAACTTAAGCAAGTGTATGCGAACAATTTCGAGAGCGATATGGAGCAAACATTTGCTGATATCGTGAAGTTCCTCAAGAAAGAATACAAAGCTGTCACTGGCAACACTCTTTCCTTAAAAAAGCTTGGCGAGTGTGATATGCTAGTACAAAATCGTTCACGTGTGTGGACGTGGGTCCAAGCCACCTGTGATTATGAAATTGGCGGCTTGACTGGTGTAGTGGATGACGAGGCACAAAAGGAATTAAACGACCGTAATTTCCGCAATATGCTTAAGCGTACCCCGCAAGGATACGGTCCCGAGACTCCCTAAAATGAAGAATGGCGTATCAACTTACCAAGAAAGAAATTTATAAAGAAGTTATAAAGTGCGGCAAAGATCCAGTTTACTTTGTCAATAACTACGCCCGTATCTCTCACCCCCAAAAGGGTCTAATCCCGTTTAAAACATACGACTTTCAGTCAGAACTGCTAAACGATTTTAATAACTATCGTTTCAACATCATTCTAAAAGCCAGGCAGTTAGGTATCTCCACGATTACAGCGGGATACATTGTCTGGCTTATGCTTTTTCACCGTGACAAGAACGTACTTGTCATCGCCACCAAGTTCGGCACAGCATCCAACCTTGTAAAGAAAGTAAAGCACATCCTCAAGAATGTCCCAGACTTCTTACAGATTACAAGCATCACCATAGACAACCGGTCTTCGTTTGAGCTGTCCAATGGATCGCAGATCAAAGCCTCTTCAACTTCCGGTGATGCTGGTCGTTCTGAGGCTTTGTCACTTCTGGTAATTGATGAGGCAGCGCACGTTGAGGGTTTGGCAGAACTGTGGACTGGTCTATACCCTACGTTGTCAACTGGTGGTCGATGTATTTCATTGTCGACTCCAAATGGTGTTGGTAACTGGTTTCACAAGACTTATACAGAAGCTGATCAGGGAGTAAATGATTTCTACCCCACCCAACTGATGTGGGACGTTCACCCCGATCGTGATCGTGAGTGGTTTGAGAAAGAGACTCGCAATATGTCTCGTCGTCAGATCGCCCAGGAATTAGAGTGCAACTTCAACACATCTGGCGAGACTGTAATTCACCCAGATGACCTTGCTAGAATATTTGAATGCATTCGCGAGCCCCAACACAAGACTGGTTTCGATCGAAACTATTGGATTTGGGAGGAATATAATTCAGACTTTTCGTACCTTATGGTAGCCGACGTCGCTCGTGGCGACGGTAAAGATTATTCTGTATTTCATATTATCAAGCTGGAGACAATGGAAATAGTAGCAGAATACCAGGGCAAGCCCGCACCAGATGTATATGGAAGCATGCTGTATTCTGTAGGTCAGGAATATGGAAACTGCCTACTGGTAGTTGAGAATAATTCAGTTGGATTTGCAGTTCTAGATAAACTTAGAGAACTAGAATATCCTAATCTTTATTATTCAGTTAAGTCGACTCACGAATACGTTAGCCAGCTAGAAGCTGAAGTAATGTCCAATTCAGTACCGGGGTTCACAACCTCCCAAAAGACACGTCCACTAATTGTAGCAAAGTTGGAAGAATTCATTAGAAATAAACTAATTACTCTATATTCTTCACGAATTGCTAACGAGCTTAAGACATTTATATGGAACAACGGGCGCCCCGAGGCGATGCGAAGTTATAACGATGATCTGACTATGGCGCTTGCCATTGCTTGTTGGGTACGCGATACGGCTTTGGAAACTAACAAAAGAGAGACAGAATATCAAAAGGCGTTTCTATCCTCTATGATCGTCTCCAATACCAAGTTTAGCTCAGCGATGCCTGGTATGCGAGGATACGATAGAAGATTTGACATGAATCAAGGCTCTAGTGCAGAGAAAAGCATAAAAGAACAAAAAGAATTTTTTTGGGTATATAAGGGATAATAATAATGGCAGACCGCAAGAATAATCCGAGAAACCAACAGAGCCGCTTGTTTAAGCAGCTTACACGTGTTTTTTCGGGACCAATCGTTCGATTTCGAAGTCAAACTGGTCGACAGATCAAAAGAAGAGATATGGACAAGTACGCCGCACGGTTTCAATCCGCTAGTGGTCAGCAGTTCAAGCGTTCACAATATTTTGCTTACGAGAAGATGCAGGCTAATGCCTATGTTAATCAAAATCGTTCCGAACGGTATGGTGACTTTGACGAAATGGAATATATGCCAGAGATCGCCTCAGCGTTAGACATCTATGCTGACGAGATGACAACATCATCGGACCTTACGCCCCTCTTATCGATTAAATGTCATAATGATGAAATTAAAGCGGTATTGGAGACCTTATACCATAACGTACTGAACATTGAGTTTAATCTGTTTGGGTGGTGTCGCTCGATGTGCAAATTTGGTGACTATTTCCTCTACTTAGACATTGATGATAGCCAGGGTGTACGCTCAGCTATCGGTCTGCCAAGTATGGAGATTGAGAGACTAGAGGGAGAAGACAAAACAAACCCTAACTACGTTCAATACCAATGGAACTCTGCAGGACTAACCTTTGAGAACTGGCAGGTTGCACACTTTAGGATCCTAGGAAATGATAAGTATGCTCCTTACGGAACTTCCGTTCTAGAGCCAGCTAGAAGAATCTTTAGACAGCTTACCCTGCTAGAAGATGCCATGATGGCTTATCGTATTGTTAGATCACCAGAACGTCGTGTCTTCTATATTGACGTTGGTAACATTAACGCAAATGACGTTGAGCAATACATGCAAAAGGTTGTTACCCAGATGAAGAGAAACCAACTTGTTGATCCCGACACGGGACGAGTGGATCTTCGTTATAACCCAATGTCAGTTGAAGAGGACTACTTTGTTCCAGTAAGGGGCGGACAAAGCTCTAGAATTGAGAACCTCCCTGGAGGATCTTTCACAGGCGATATTGATGATGTTAAATATCTTCGAGATAAACTATTTTCGGCACTGAAGATTCCCCAATCTTACCTTACGCAGGGCGAGGAGGGTAGTGAAGATAAGACAACATTGGCTCAGAAGGACGTCAGATTTGCCAGGACTATCCAGAGGCTGCAGCGCTCTGTTGTCTCAGAACTGGAAAAGATTGGTATTATCCACCTATATACTTTGGGGTTTCGTGGAGACGATATTATCTCTTTCGATCTATCGCTAAACAACCCCTCAAAAATTGCTGAACTTCAAGAACTTGAATACTGGAAAACCAAATTTGATGTTGCAAGCTCTGCCACAGAAGGCTATTTCAGCCGTCGCTGGATTGCGGAACACTTATTCCATCTTTCCGAAGACGAGTTCCTTCGAAACAGCAGGGAGCTAGTTTATGATAAAAAATATGATGCAATGTTGCAAGGACAGTTTGAATCCGCAACTGCCGCTGCTGTTGGCAGCGGTGACCTTGGGGGGGGTGATCTCGGCGGCGATCTTGGTGGGGATCTGGGCGCGGACCTTGGCGGAGATCTGGGCGGTGAACCACTGGGAGGAGAAGCTGGAGGAGAACCAGCAGCTGATGCGGGAGCAGACGACCCGGATGCAGGAGCAGACGATTCAGTCTTACTCGCAACCCCTGATGCTCCCCCCGGAAAGCGAGACTCAACCATTACTCGTGCCGATGGAAAGACGACTACCGCCCGATCCCATGGATGGTACGAGCCTAAAAAAGTAGACCGTAGAGATGCCGGCGCGCGTAAGCGCTCCTATATGTCAAGGGTGACACCAGAAATGTTCAGGAACACAGATAGGACCCGGTTTGCCGGCAAACAAGACCTGGATAGATTATCAAAAGGTATTTATGAAAATGTAGATCCTACTTATGATATGGAAGAGAGAAAGCTGATTGAGGCTAATATTGAAATAAGAAGATTGGTAGAAAACTTGGAGCAAAATGAAGATGCTAACAAAGACAAGACATAATAAGAAGCGCAACACCGCTTTTATCTACGAGGCACTCGTTAGGGAACTGACAAAATGTATTGTAGCTAAGGATGACAGCCGAAAAGGTATTGTCATATCACTAGTTAAGGAGCACTTTGGAAAAGACAGTGTGCTACGCAAAGAGCTTGATCTATATAAAGTTTTATATGAAATTGATAGCAACGAAGCTCATATGTGTGAAAAGTTACTCAATGAGGTAAAGAGATCTCATAGTATGCTAGATCGAGAGCAAGTTTTCGAAGAACAGACAGCCCTTATAAATAAGATCAATAGAATGCTTTCAAAGGATGTGTTCTCTAACTTTGTCCCAAACTACAAAAACTTAGCAACGATCTCACAAATTTTAAACCCAGATGTCTCAGTTAGGCACCGCGTCTTACTTGAGGGAAGTCTCGTAGAGTCTATTACTGGTACTATTGCTGATGAGAATAAACCAATGGCTCCGATTGATAATCTCTTGTACAAAACATTCGTTAAAAAGTTTAATGACCAATATGACGGTAAGCTTCTAGAAGAGCAGAAAGAGTTATTAAGCAAGTACATTGCATCATTTCACGATGATGGGTTTGGTCTTAAGATCTATCTAAACGAGGAAGTGGCTAGACTAAAGGAGTGTATTCAGACATCCCTGCAAGAGGGGGAAATCGCATCCGACGAGGTGTTGCTAAGTAATGCGAATAGGGTCTTAGATATGCTTCAGGAGTTTAGAGAAAAGGAAATTAACCCCTCGATGGTGGAGCAAGTCCTCAAAGTTCAGCAGTTAGCATTGGAGATAAAAATCTAATGGCTCTCAGGGTAAAGATAGGTTCTGCTGTTGATGACGGAGTTTCTGATTCTGATCTTGCCAGTGTCCCCAATATTATGGTTCGATTAGACATTCGAAGAACTTTGGATGATAATTTAATTATATCCGATCATCCTGATATTGATATTGTTATTGTTCCAAATAGTGGCAAGGTTGTTGCCATGGCTAAGAAATTAAACAGTGGAGTGGTTTATGGCGCCCAAGACAGGCTGTTTACATTCCTTAAGGATCGAGGAGTGGTCGACCCCGGCTCTATCCAGGGGGGGAGTATCTACGCATCAATGGAGGGAGCCATCCCATCCGCCGCAGATCTACCCACGATTAAGATAGCAGTGATAAATGTTGCAAAGTGGATGGAAAAAGAGAAGCCGGCTATTGAATTCCTCGAAGATTACGAAGATGAGGTAGTCAAGGATTACACAGACCCAGATAATGAATATTCAACAGAGCTTGGGCAAGTGCCCCAGGCAGCGCGCAAAGGCTCTATTCTCCCTAGCCTATCTCGCAGCCCATACGGGTTATCGCTGTATAATTATTATGGATACTAGAGGTTGATGTGGAGCTTCTCTATTTTATCTTATGTGCTTTTGGGTTAACTAACATTTTAGTCTATGGGTCCATCTTTAATAAAATGAGACCTAAGCATCATTTCTTCCATTGTCCCATGTGTGTGGGGTTTTGGGTTGGTGTCTTTTTGTTGGTGACTAACCACTTCACAGAACTATTTACATTCGAGCAAAGTTTATACAATGCTTTTCTTCTGGGCTGCCTAAGCTCAGGAACATCATACATACTCGCCATGTTATTTGGCGACAAGGGAGTTAGACATGAGATTCACGGATCGCAAGTGGGGTCTTCAACCGGTACGCCGCTGCTGTAAGGGATCCCAACTCATGCGGGTGGCGCCCGCATCTTAGGAAAAAAATTATGAAACTATTAATGGAAAATTGGCGCAAGTTTGTTAATGAGTCAGAAGCCTCTGATGCGTTTGTTAAGGGTCAAAATTTGGGATTAGAGCCGTTCACGGATTTGCTTAAAAAGATAGCTTCGGATCCCGAGTTTCGGAAATTAGCCTATGCGGGACAAAAGGATGCCGCAGGCTCCTCCGATGAAGCCGTTTCAGTCGACGAGGGCACACCCGTAGCGGCAAAAGACCTGACTCCAACTCAAATGGACATTGACACGAAGAAAAGTTTGGGCGATCAGATGACAAATAAATATAATGCAACTGCGTATGCCCTTGAGGACACTGTGACGATGCCATCACCAGGCGGCCGCATCCCCCTGTTAGTTTTTGAAAATAAGTATATTTTGGATGGACACCACCGTTGGTCGCAAGTGCTCATGACAAATCCTGATGGGATGATGACAGTTAGCAATTTAACAAGTCCCGCGTTTGGGACCGGACCACAAGGTGCCGAAAGAGCCCTCAAGGCAACCCAGCTGGGGATTGCTGCCTTGGCTGGCAACGTGGTGACAAAGGATACCGATATAAATTTACTAACACTCTCACCTAAGCAGTTGGGGAAGTATGTTCTTGAAAACATAACAGATGATGTTTTACAGTTGTTGGCGCAAGCCGGAAAGATCGCCAAGCCCGACAGGCAAGAGGCTGCCAAGTATTATATGTCTAATTTGTCTGCCGTCCAAGCCAAGCCCCCAGGCGCATTCAGGAGAGTAAGGGGGATGCCCCAAGCGGATGATTCCGGTGTCCCGCAAGCACAAGTGAATACCGCACTAAAGCGGGGCAATATTAATTTCCACGACCCCAAGTCGCAGGATCTCAAAAAGGCAGCAGAGGAGTAATCATATATTTATGAGCAAGAAACTACTAAGAGAATTTTTCGCACTATGTGATGGCGGTATCTGCCAAGACCTTCTAACCGAAGCTGAGAAGAGGTTCGTGGCAGAGGGCGGTATGATCTTGTCTGGTATTTGCCAGAAGGCTAATACCCTTAATGGAAATGGGCGCGTATATAATGAGGAGATTCTTCGCCGTGAGGTCAAGAATTATCAGAAGCTTATTGATGAGAACCGCGCCCTCGGCGAGCTTGACCACCCCGATAGCTCGGTTGTAACCTTGGAGAAAGTTTCTCACAAAGTTACGAAGCTCTGGATGGAGGGCGACGATGTATACGGAAAGTTACAAGTTTTGCCCACTCCAGCTGGAAACATTCTTCGCTCTTTAGTAGAAAGCGGCGTACAAGTGGGTATTTCCTCCCGTGGGCTTGGCTCGGTGCGTGAGCAGAACGGACAGACGATCGTCGAAGACGATTTTCAGCTTATCTGTTTTGATATGGTGTCAGAGCCCTCAACACCGGGCGCGTTTATGATGCGAGAGCATAAAGAGCCGTTAAACGAAAGCAAGGGCGACAAGTTAAATCGCCTATTTAACAGTATTTTGGAAGATTAATGAATAAAACAGAACTTAAGAAGCTTTTAAAGCCAATGATCAAAGAATGTATTAAAGAGGTTATCTTCGAAGAAGGTATTCTTTCTAATATCGTATCAGAAGTGGCTACTGGTCTTGGGGGTGCTACACTAGTTGAATCTAAGCAACCTGCTCCCACCATAGACTTGGATCAGCAGACACTCTTCAAAGAACAGCAGGCTGCAGTAGAGCGTCAAAAAAACGAACTTCTTACAGCGATCAATAAAGACGCTTATGGTGGTGTAGATATTTTTGAGGGAACTGCCCCACTTTCAGCAGGTGGTTCTGTAGAGAAGGGACCTCAAGCGCAAGGTCCCTTGTCTGATCTTGACCCCAGTGACCCAGGGCTGGATATCTCTAGCATTGTTGGTCTTGCCGGCAACCGCTGGGCTGCGCACTTGAAATAACGGAAGAAAAATGACAATTAATGTAAAGATTACACCCAAGAATAGACATGAGAGTTCGGATCGAATGATTCGAAGATTTATTAAAAGAACAAAGAAGATTAAATTGATGGATGAACTTCGCGATCGGCGCTATTATGTGAAGCCCTCGGAAATTAAAAGAGTGGAGAAAAGAAGACGAATCTCAGAAAATAAAAAACGTGTTCGACAGGAAAAGGCTATTTTGCTTGAAGAGCCTAATTATAATAGAAAAAAGAAAACAAGGAGATAAAAGATGGCAGTTAATAACCCACAGGGATCTAATACGCCCGCCGGCAACACGATGAGCGTCCCCCGGGGGCAGTCTGGCGGTAGAACAAGAAACGTTGTTAATATTAACCAGCCTGGCTCAGAGGGCACCGTTGCTCGCACATATTCACCCAGTGATAGTGCGGATGCTGTCCCAAGTGGAGCGGCTGCTGGCTTCGCAAACTTTCGCCGACAAAGATATCTCCACGTATCAGCTACAAATCTTAACTCAGGCGGAAACTTTAAGTTTAAAATATGGTTGTATAATTCAGCGTTTGGACAATGGGCTCCTCTATCGTTCGCTGATGCACAGACCCCAGCTGGAGCTACGATGGAAATAACACTAGCCACTGGCAACCCAAACAGTGCTTATTATATTTTTGATATCAACGGCGCTGAAAGAATTTATTTCCAATCAACCGCCTCTATTGGTAGCGGTGGCACCGGTGCGAAGGTGTTCCTCGGCGTAAACAGTTTTTAGGAGTATCTAATGCCAGATTATGGATGGGCATATGTAAATCTAGGTGCCCTTAGTACAATAAGCGGTGGTGCAACCGGATCTGTCACGTTCAGGTCGAACGAGTCTGCTGTTTCCGGTACTAGTGCTTTTATCTATGCTACCGCCTCTAACAAGGTGGGGCTGGGTATTAACACCCCCGGCAAAGATGTGGTCAACACACTACCCAGTTACATTCTAGATATTTCCGCTAGTAACGGCGATTTTACTGCTGTGCGTATGCACGGCGACCTACAAGTAACTGGCTCAGCGCACATTTCTGGAACCCTAACTGTTAATAGCCTCCACGCAAACACGGTAATTTCTTCTAGCAATCTTGTGGTTCGAGACCCCATCATCGGGATGGGTTTTGGTAAGGGCGGCGCGGAGACGGGCTCCGTTGGTGATCGAGGGTTGGTCCTCGGTCTCGCTGGCAACAACAACCAAGCATTCCTCTGGGATCAGACCTCTGGGAGCTTTGTCCTGGGCAAGGTCGGGTCTGCCGGCGCGGATCAGAGTGTATACGATATTCCCAATGGCGATCTAAGCACACTCAGGCTCGGCGATCTAACCGCATCAAATTCTGTTAGCGCCTCAGTATTTTATGGAAATGGAGAACACCTATCGGGAATCGCAGCAGGTGCTGTTACTTCGTATACTAACGCCTCCAATAACAGAATCATATCTTCAGTAAATTCAAGTACAATTAACGCAGAAGAAAACCTAACTTTTGACGGCAGCACACTAAAAGTTGTGGGCGCCACGTCTGGGTCTGGCACTTTTCATTCCGTTGGCGCAGCGACCTTTGGGAGCAGCATAGCAGCCACAGGGTCCATCAGTGGGTCTACAGGGCAATTTGGAAATATAACGTTAAACGGAGTAACCGCAAGTACGATTTCCGGCTCTGGAGTGTTGCAGACAGCCGGCGCCACGGTTTTGGGCGGTACACTAAATGTTACTGGCGCCACTATTTTTGCTAGTACAATCAAGGCAGCAAATCTAGGCACTGATACTGATAACACAGTCGTAATTGTTAATAGCTCTGGATTCCTCAAGACAGACGAGATTGACAGTAGGGTCTTTGGCTCAACCCTTGTCGACGGCAACGGCTCATCCGGACAGCTGACTCTTTGGAATGACTCAGACACCGTTCAGGGATCCTCGGCACTAACATACGACGGCAGCACACTTAAGATCGATGACGCTATTTCCGGCTCTGGCGCCATCCATGCAGTGGGGGCAGCGACCTTCGGCACTACTTTAGCTGTCACTGGTTCCACCACCTTGCAAGAAACCACAGTAGCTGGCGATCTCCTGGTTGCGCAAAAAATAATTCACAATGGTGATACCGACACTTTTCTAAAGCTTGAAACAGACAAGGTAGAATTTACTGTCGGCAACGAAATTCTTCTAACGCTAACTGAAGATACACAGGATATAGTGACTGTAGGCGACGGCGGCGATGTGGACTTCCAAGTCAAGACGTCAGCCGAAGATCACACAATATTTGTCCAAGGGTCTAGCGACTTAATCGGTATACGTAATTCATCGCCGACTGCAGTTTTACATATGTCCCAATCCGGCGGTAGTTCTGCATGTGTAGAGCCACTTTTGAGGATTGACCATCCGGGTGATGTTTCTGGTAAGCCAACTAATGAATCGTTATTCTATGTTACTGGAGCAAACCCTGACGATTACTTTGAAGCCCACGTGGGAATCAACACATCTACCCCCGAGGGCGCACTTCACGTTAAGTCCAAAGAGGGGACAAATTCTCTGGTTGTTCGAGATGGCAAGGTAGTCATTGGGCATAATAGTGCTGCAGCAAAGTTTCAAATTCGACAGGGTATTGGGGGCGCTTCTGACCGGGACGTTTTCCTCGCAGAAGCTCTGTTGAGTAACGACCAGGTTACCAATCTCTTCTATATCACAGGATCAGCTACTGGCACAGGATTCTTTGGATCAATGAACACCGGCAGCCACTTGGCTGTTTCCGGCACGTCCTTCCTTACAGACGTAACCGCTTCAGTGGGCTTCAGTGGGTCCATTGGAAACTTCCAGACTCTTAATATCGGAAGCGTTGCAGTCGTGGGCGGTACCGTTAATAACACAACTATTGGTGGTACCACTCCCGCTCCAGTCAACCAAACAGCAGGAACAGTCCAGTATCGATCAAAGAACGCAAACTATACAGTCGCCGCTGATGATTATATTATCGGTGTTGCCCCCACTGGCTCATTTGTATTAGGTCTCCAAGCTGCCAGCTCCGCTGGAACGGGTAGACTGTTAATTGTTAAGGATGTGGGGGGCACTGCTGGCACAAACAACATCACAATTGAGCCTAATGGGTCCGAGAAGATTGATGGGCAGCTACGTCTCGTCATTGCAGAAAACTCAGGATCAGTAACGATCTTCTGTGATGGGTCAAACTACTTTGTAGCAGGAACTAGATAATGACTATATTGACTGGCTCATTGACCAGTCTGCAGATAAGTGGCAGCAGCTGGGTCCAAAGAAAAGATACAGGCGCAGAAGTTCTCTTAGACATGGACTTTACGCAATTAGCAAACCAGAATCTCACCAGTGGACAATTTAACAGCATCGGCGGAATTAGCGTCGACGTTCTAACAGGCGGAAGTCCGTTTTTTAAAGTGGTGAACGGCGAAGGTATTTCTTATAGCGATAACGGCACCGGATTCGCATATCTGTACTATTACCCCTATAACACTTTTACGGGCTCAACCTTAAATATTGCAGATAGGCTTAGAGTGGTCGCCCAATTTAGTGGAACTCTCTCTTCTGCGGCTGCTAGCACAAATCCCGATTATTTTGCACTAGGTATGTCGGCGCAAAACAATACATTTGTACTTACATGCGCCGGTCCCAATAGCAGCTACAGCAATAAATTTGTACACTATAATCAGTTTACTGTTAACAGCTACGCCTCGAATACTACCGCAATCACTCAAACGGGTGTAACAACTTCTGTGACGGGAGCAATACGCCTGGAGTTCGATGGTCAGCAGGGTAATTTTTATACCGGCGCTGATAGAAAAACCAGCCCACCAGGTCTGACCGAATTCCCAGCTCCTGGCGACATAACCCCTCAAGGAAGAGTGCGTATGCTTACAAACACAGGGCAGCCTAAACTAATTAACAACTATGTGGCTCCATTCACCTCAAGCCAGTATACTTCAATTTTCATAGGCTTTGATGCTAACGCAACAGGTGACTTTTCGGGCTCTTTGCAGCGGTTGACGATATTTAGATATGGAGCAAACTAATGCAGGTTCAGGAAACAAGAATACAGCATGTTGGAGCAGGAGTGTCTAGCCAGACAGCCGCCGTTGCATTATTTCAGATTTTAATATCCCTGCAGGATTTTGATAATATCGGCACTGATAATGCGCGTATTGCCCTAATTGATCAAATCATTGCCGCTATAAACGAGGCTAGAGGGTAATATGGGTCTCTCAATAGACGATAGTAGTTGGGTCCTATCTGATGCTGAAGGTGCGGCGGAGGTTGTCTTTGATATAAACTTCACAGAGATGACAAACCAAACCCTTAGCGCGGGAGTTAACGCAATAACTGGAGCTAACAATATATTTGTAACACTAGTCGACAGCCCTCCATTCGTAGCAATTGTAAATGGAGAAGGATTATCAGCACGTTGTGTTACCGGAGACCAGGTACTTGTAAACCTAGACTTAACTGGAGCAATAAACGCCGGCAAGGCGGCGTCCGACCCGGGTCGCTTTGACCCCAGGGATAGGTTGAGGATAGTCGCAGAGTTTAGCGGCACGACAATAACCGGCGCCGGCGCCAACGGTGATGGGTTCTACATTGCTATTGGCAATGGGATGCTAACAGAAATTGGTTCCGGGGAGTTTTCCGGAACACCAATATCTACGGATGCTGCTATTACAGCTATTCACATTGATTCGAATAATGGCAACAAACTTACACCTAGAATTTGGTCTAAAATAGAAGGCACCTACACAGAAAAAGATTATACGGGAACAAACGAGCGTGCTGTGACAACCGGTCACACTTACGTTATTCAAGATGTCGATGTAAGGCAGGGCTCCTGTTGGGCAAGATATAAGACCGGGAGTAACCCCATGGCTCCCTACAGCGTTGGGCTCCCAACACCAGACGATTTGACAACTTTCGGTCGTTCTAGGCTAGACGCATCATCGGCAGTCGCAATTGCTTCCGATCACAGTCCGTTTACTGGCTCTGTTATAGCTAACGTTGTTTTTTGGGCACCGGTGACCGCTGTCTCTGCATCGCTTACGAGAATAGCTCTTTTGCGATATGGGTATGTAAAATAATGGATATTAAGACAACAGATATAGTGAACCTTTTTCAAAACATGGGGAGTGTTCCTACCGAGACTGCTCAGCAAGAAATTGAAATTTCTATTGAGGAATTGGATAATATCACTACTGACGAGCAGAAACTTGCCCTCTGGGAACAAATTTCTGATGCAATTACCGCAGCGCGCGGTAGTTAGTATGTCATGGGTAGAAGAAGATTTAAAGCATTCATTCCCGAAACGCCTCCGCCTGGCTATGGAAAGCCTGCAAATGCCAATACCGGCGACGGATTTGACCTTAAGTGGGCGCCTCCAATTGTGAGCCCATCTAGCGATACTGATGTAGATAAAGCTAAAAAGCGGTTGTCTATAACTTCAGATTATTCAGTTACCTCTGCTGACCACTTTGTGGGTATTGATACTTCTGGGGGATCCGTGACCTTAACGCTACCATCAAGAGCCTCTGTTGCCGAGGGTAAGATATACATAATAAAAGACGAAGGGGGATCAGCTGCAACAAACGCTATAAAAATTGAAACTGCCGATGCTGCTAGAATAGATGATTTAAATTCTGTTTCCCTTATTTCAAACTACGGCGCTGTAAGCATTTATTTCAACGCCACAGACTGGCACATCTATTAACACAAATTTAACAGAGTGTATTCCTCCTTTTTAATCGCTTACCTTCTATATAGGAGTGCCAGGATCAGGTTTTTAATCTGATCCATTTATAGGTCTGGAACATTGGTTCCGGGCTTTTACCTTTAGGAGGGTTTTTTTAATGGCTTATAAAACAATTATCGGTACGATGAAAACTGCCGGTACTCTTGATATCTCCGCTGGTGATATCGATCTCGCAGCGGGTTCTGTTGACAATGCAGACCTCGCAGGCTCTATTGCTAACTCCAAACTAGCAAACTCCGCCGTCACGGTTACCGCCGGTGACGGACTTTCTGGTGGTGGTTCCGTTTCTCTCGGTGCCGCCGTCTCAGTTGCTGTTGACCTTAACGAACTAACTGCTGCCGCAGTTGACGTTGCCAATGACAGCATTGCCCTAATCGATGCCACTGATAATGGCTCCAAGAAGGAAAGCATCGCTGACCTTATGACCGCCGCTGCTGGCGATGGCATCAAGGCTTCTTCCGGTGTACTCTCAGTTGACCTTAACGAGCTTAGCGCTGCCGCTGTCGCAGTTGGCGCTGACAGCATCGCTATCATTGACGCCACCGACAACAGCTCCAAGAAGGAAAGCATCGCTGACCTTATGACCGCTGCCGCCGGTGACGGTCTCGCTGCTTCTTCTGGTGTCCTTGCTGTTCAGGTGAGTGGCGCTCTCGTCCTTGCTTCCGATAAGGCCGGTATCAGCGGATCTTTCGCAGGCGCTGGTCTCGGATATAACGGTGGAGTTAACTCCATCAGCTCCCTAGAGCTTGACCTCTCTGAGTATAGCCGCGTCGATGTTGCCGCTGGTGACCACTTCCTCATGCTTGACTCAGACGGTTCCAGCGTTCAGCTAGAGCGTTTTGACAAGCTTGCCAACGCCATGGCTGGTGACGGTCTGGAAGATTCTAGTGGCGTCCTTGCTGTCAAGGTTGACGACACTGGTATTGAAATTAACTCTGACACTGTGCGTCTCAAGGACAATGGTGTTACCCTAGCCAAGATGGCTGGTCTCGCACGAGGCAAGTTCATCTATGGTGACGCTTCTGGTGACCCCGCAGCTCTAGCTCTTGGTTCTGCTCACCAGTTCCTCCAAGCTGACGGCACTGACCTCGCTTGGGTTTCAATGAGTGGTGATGTCACCCTCGCCGCTGGTGTTGCCTCAATTGGTGCCACCAAGGTCACTGACGCAATGATGAATGATGATGTTGCTACTGGTCTCGCTGGTGTCGGTCTTTCCGCCGCTTCAGGTGTTCTAGCTCTTGACTGCAATGAGCTAAGCGCTGCTGCCGTTGATCGCGCGAATGACTCTTTTGTCATAATTGACGCGACCGACAACAGCACCAAGAAAGAGTCCATTGCCGATCTCGCCGCAGCTTTCGCTGATGGTGACGGTATTGAGGCTTCCTCTGGTAAGCTTAGCGTTAAGGTTGACGATAGCTCTGTTGAGATTGACTCCGACACAGTTCGCGTCAAGGCTCTTGGTGTCACCAACGCAATGCTCGCTGGTTCCATCGCGAACGCCAAGCTTGCTAACAGTGCTCTTACTGTTGGTAGTACCAGTGTTTCCCTTGGCGGTACAGCCACTGCGTTCTCCGGTCTAACCGGTCTTGACTTCACCGCTGCTAACGCCAGCATTGGTGCCAGTCTTGGTGCAAACACTCTAACCCTCGGTGGAGCTGCTTCCCACGTCAGAATCGCTGGTAACCTTGAGGTTGTCGGTAGTGTTGACGCTGTTAGCGCCACAGAGCTAAGAGTTGAGGACCTAACCATTCAGTGCGCGAGTGGCTCTGCCAACTCTTCCGCTGCTGATGGCGCTGGTCTAAAGGTTGATGGCGCTGACGCCAGCTTCCTATGGAGCCACTCCGGACAGCACATGGAGATTAACGAGGATTGCAAACTTAATGGTATGACAGCTGCACTCGCTGCTATCAGCGATGACGCTACCCTAACCCAGAAGCACTTCTTGGTTAAGGTTGACACCTCTGGTGGTGCCGTCACCGTGACCCTACCCAGCAGCATGCCTACTGGTAAGGTCTTCGTCATCAAGCAAGGTGGTCACGCCAGTAACGCTGTTACTATTGATACTGCCGGTTCTGAGACCATTGATGGAGCTGCTAGCATTTCACTAGGTTCCGCCTACGGTGCTGCGAACCTTATGTTCGATGGCTCTAACTACCTAATCTGGTAATTTAAGCTATCACTTAGCTTGGAGGGGCGCCCATTCGGGCGCCCTTCTTTTTTTGGGTGTTTGTCAACTAGAATACTATTTATGATTGACATAAAGTGTCTTTCGATCACTTGTATTTTAGGAGAGTATAAATGTCATCAATGTTAGAACAAGCCATCGTCGACGCCACCGCTCTCAGGGAAGCCGCCCTCAAGAATGCTGAGGCGGCAATCATTGAAAAGTATGCCCCTGAGATTAAGACTGCAGTCAACGCATTATTAGAACAAGAAGAGACCACCCCGGAGCCCGTACAAGAGGCACCCGCACCAGAGGTGGATGCTCCGCCGGCATTCCTAGAAGGAGAGGGAGACCTCCCAGTCCAAGGGGAGGAAGTTGAATTGGAACTTACCCTAGAAGCGCTAGAGAACATGGCAAAAGAATTGGTGACAGAAGAAGACACAATCGAAGAAGAGGCTAAGCCTGACTTCCTTGATCTAGATAAGGACGGCGATAAAGAAGAGTCCATGAAGGACGCCGCCGAAGATAAGGAAGAGGCAGAGTCTGTGGACGAGTCCGCTGAGGAAGAGGATTTTGTCCTCGATGAGGCTGCTATCGCAGCGCTTGTCGAAGAACTCGTCGTAGATATTACACCCCAGAAGAGTGGATGGGCAGGTATGCCAGAGTCCACAATGCAGCACAACCTAGAGCTAGAACTAGCTCATCGTGCCGCCACTGAGGTAAAAGCAGAGAACGACGAACTCAAGAAAGCTCTAGAAGAGCTTAATGAGTCCAACACGAATCTAAAGAAGTCTAATAAGACTCTTAAAGAAACTGTTTTGAAGATGAAGAGCGCATTTGACGATATGAGCACTTCAAACGCAAAACTAATTTATACGAATCGTATTTTGAGTAGCCCCTCCTTGAATGAGCGACAAAAAGAAAATATTGTTGAAGCTATATCTAAAGCCGGTTCGGTTGATGAAGCGAAGGTTATCTATGAGACACTTCAGAGCACAGGGGGCACTGCCCGACGAAAGCAAATGCCAAAATCCCTAAGCGAAACTATCCAGAGATCTTCAACCACGGTACTGCCTAGGCGTCAGCCCAAGCAGGCAACCGATACTGCTATTGACAGATTGCAAATTCTTGCAGGTATTAAACATAACAATTAATTAAAAGGAGGTGATACTTTTATGTCTGTATTAAACAAATTAACTGAAGGTATCGTCAACCGAGATATGAAGAAGGAAGGCGAAGCTCTTCTTTCCAAGTGGGAGAAGACTGGTCTTCTCGAAGGTCTCGGAGATGATACTACGAAAAACGGCATGGCTCGACTTTTGGAGAACCAAGCCAAGGAGCTTCTACGTGAGGCTGCTTCCACCATGTCTGGTGGAGACGTCGCGGGTTTCGCTGCTGTAGCGTTCCCCATCGTTCGTCGTGTATTCGGTGGACTCATTGCTAACGACCTCGTGTCCGTTCAGCCCATGAGCCTACCCTCTGGTCTAATCTTCTTCCTAGACTTCACCTATGGTAACAACAAGCTAGGTACCGATTCTACGGACGCAGCGTTCCCGAAGGGTGCTTCCATTTATGGAGGTCAGGTCGTAGGTAGCGAGCTAACTGGTGGTGTAAACCTTACTGGTCTCGGCGCGGAAAGAGGTCCTTATGCCCTTAACAATGGTTACTCCAGCCCGACTGGTAGTGCCGTCTTTAAGTTGGACACTGCTGCTACTGCCCAGAGCATCATTTTCGGAACTGGTTCCGGCGGCGCCGCTCCGGTTGGTGTTGCTGATCAGGAGACTTTGAACAAGCTTATTCGCTTCGATCCCGACCTATCTGGATCTGGTGTTGCTTTGATTGCGATCACGGGCTCTGCTGACCTTGCTCAGCTTAACGTCAATGATCTTATCACGCTTGCCCCGACTGGTACTCTAAGCACGGGTCGTATGGTCCGTCGCTTGACGTCATTCGATTCTGGTTCAAGCCAGAGCGGTGATCCTTCATTGTCATCCTATGTGTTGCGCCTAGTCTTTGAGTCAACCACAGCTGTTCAGGCTGCTGATTTGGCTGCAGAGCTAAATGACAACGCGGAGTTTGAGATGGGCTTCACCATCAACGATAACTTCACTGCTACAGGTCAGCCTGTCGGTGGCGTCGTTGGTACTACGCTTTGGGAACTAGAGAATAACTCTCTAATCCCCGAGATCAACATCAAGGTCGACAGTGTAGCTGTCACCGCGATGACCAAGAAGCTCAAGGCTAAGTGGACACCGGAGTTGGGTCAAGACCTTAACGCCTACCACAACCTTGATGCCGAGGTTGAGCTAACCAGCATTCTCTCCGAGCAAATTGCTCTAGAGATTGATCAGGAGATCCTCGCTGATCTCATCAATGGTGCTGCCGCTGGTACACTCTACTGGTCACGTTCACCGGGTCTCTTCCTTAACCGCGAGACAGGTATTGAGGTCGGCGCCGCTTCTGCTGCTCCTGACTTCACCGGTACGGTCAGCGAGTGGTATGAGACGCTACTAGAGACGGTCAATGACGTTTCTGCTAGAATCCACCGCAAGACTCTCCGTGGCGGAGCAAACTTCATCGTCTGCTCCCCTGAGCTTGCTGCCATCCTTGAGTTCACCGCCGGATTCCGCGCTGCCGTCACTGTTGACGGTGACCGTGGCACCGCAGGTGCTGTCAAGGTCGGTCAGCTCTCCAAGAAGCTCGACGTCTACGTCGATCCGTACTTCCCGCGTCAGGTAATGCTCGTGGGTCGTCGCGGCGGAAGCTTCCTAGAGAGCGGATTCGTTTACGCTCCTTACGTCCCGCTACAAGTCACTCCCACCATCTTCGGTGTCGAGGACTTCGTGCCCCGTAAGGGCGTGATGACCCGTTACGCTAAGAAGATGGTCCGTCCTGATATGTACGGTCTCGTCATCTGCCGTGACCTAATTGGTGGAGCCGGCTCAACTGCCTAATCACTGATTAGTTAAAAAACAGTCAAACCCTCGGTTCTTTTCGGAGAGCCGGGGGTTTTGTCTTTCGGGTAGCTAATTAGGAATACCTAGTTATTGGGCAGGCTTGACCTGCCCCCGCTTCACAAGAGTGGAGTGTGGACATGATTATAAAAGGCGCAAAGCCTAGGGAGGGTTTCTAACTATGGGAAGTAAAAGAGTCGGTCTTGCGAGAACGCAAGCATTAATTGAGAATTTAGCTCGGTCTATAAGCATGAGCAATTCATCGCTTACTAACCTAACACAGGTTAGCTCAGCAACACTTCAGTCAACTGGAGAGATGATTTTTGCCATTCAATCAGTGGCAGCCGCAGGCTCTAACCAGGGCGATGCAACGGATATTTCCGCAGGAGGCGGAACGCTTGTTACGGTAACCGGCGCTGGTAGTAATAAGGGTGTTAAATTGCCCGCACTATCTGGTGTAACTGCCGGTGTAATGTTTGTAATTATTAACACTAACGCATCTAATACATTGGAAATATACCCCAACACGGGCGACAAGATTCTACCGGCTGCTGACAATGGCGCGATCACCGTCGCTGCTAGCACTGGTTTGATTTGCTGGAAAGCTGATGACGACTCATGGTACGGTTTTGAGCCTGCCGTAATCGCTGCTTAATATAACGCACACCATGTAATAGAAGCCCCCTCCCACTGGAGGGGGTTTTCTTTTATGAACAACTAATTATTATATCACGCTAGGAAGGATGTAGAATGCAGATAATAAAGGATAGCCCAGCGATGGAGCTTACAAGTGAGCAAGTCTGGGGCTTATTAAAAGAAGAGTTGCTTAGCGGTCTGTATGGGGGGGAAATAACCGAAGAGGAATTTTTAGACCAGCTTAAAACGTTGAGGGCAGTTGTTGATAACAGCACATTTTCTTTGATCGCGATCCCCTCAGCCACTACCGCTGAAGAGCAAAATAACGGAGGACCCTATGGGTAAAAAAAGAAGATATAGAAAGTTTCCACAGAAGTTTGGCAGAAAGTACGCCCTAAAGTATGGCACAACAATTAATCAGCCTGATAAAGAAGAGGTTATTGTCGAAGCGACCTCACCGCCCGAGCCTGTTGTTTTGGCACCATCCACGCCGGCTATTAACGCAGCTCCGGCAATTGCAATTCCAGAGACAAAGTTAGACTCTACTTCCATTGCTGACACAATCGTGGAGGCTATTGAGGCTCCCCCACCGCCTAAAAAGAAAAAGGCAACGCGCAAGAAAACTGCCACTACAGCCCGCAAGACAACAAGAAAAAGAACAACGCGATCAAAAACTACTAGCTAGACGTGCTTTCTAATTCTCTCAACTAATTATCTAGAGGAGAATTCTAAGTATGTCCGTCCCGGTATTATCACCTAAACAAAACACAAGTCCAGTCGTCCTCCCAGCGACCGGCTCTGCTGCGCACGTAGCAGGAGTTGTACCCCTGGGTATCTATACAGGCTCGGTGGACTTCCTATCGGGCGCATCAGCCCAGGTAGCCTATACATACAAGAAGCTTGGCGGGGATGTTCTAGATATTGAGTTAAGCTCTTCGAATGTTTATGCTAACTACGAGGAGGCAGTATTAGAATACTCTTACCTAGTCAATACTCACCAGGCTAAGAATGTTCTTTCTAGCATTTTAGGAAACTCAACTGGATCTTTTGATGCCATGGGCGAGCTTAAGGGCGGGGGCTTGTCAGCTAGCCTAGCTGGTCAGCGAGTGGAGCTAAACTATCCAGCGATGAAGTTTGAGTATGCTCGACGCTTTGGACAGGCGATGTCATTTGATGCCGGTATGGGTGGAACAACGGCAGAGTATTCAGCGTCCTTCGAGATCATACAGAACAACCAGGATTACGACCTACAATCAATTGTAAAAACAAACGCTGCAGCCGATAGTAGCCTGCCTTACGCTTCGATTGATACTGACAAGAGAATCATAATTAATCGGGTATTCTACAAAACGCCACGTTCGATGTGGCGGTTTTATGGGTATTATGGTGGGTTAAACGTAGTGGGCAACTTGGCAACATACGGTCAATATGCCGATGATTCTACATTTGAATTGGTTCCGGTGTGGCAGAACAAACTACAAGCTATGAACTTTGAGGACATGATCTATACAAGAACCTCTCAGTATTCCTATGAGATTAGAAATAACAAGTTGAGGATATTCCCCCAACCAGTAACGGGGGAGATAGAAAAAATGTGGTTCACCTTCCAAGTCGTCGATGACGCCTGGACTATTGACGAAAACATGAAGGACGGAGTTGCTGGCATTAACAACTTAAACACTGTCCCGTTTGCCAATATCCCCTATCAAAATATCAACTCAATTGGTAAGCAGTGGATTCGAAGATTTGCTCTAGCGCTATCTAAAGAGACACTAGGTCAAATTCGTGGCAAGTTTGGCACCATACCAATCCCTGGCGAAAACCTAACCTTAAACGCTTCTGATCTTCTTTCACAGGCTAAAGACGAGCAAACTTCTCTACGAGATGAGCTGAAGGGGGTCTTGGATGAAATGGTATATTCCGCGCTTGCTGAGAAGGATGCTGCTTTGGCTAGCAGTGTAACTACTCTACAACAGGGTGCGCCACTACCAATTTATCAGGCATAGGGGGTAAAGAATGTCATCTAATAACAAATGGAAGCAGCCGGATAGTCCACCGCCACCACTATTTGTTGGTAAAAAGGAACGTGATCTGATAAAGCAGGTCAACGACGAGCTAATCGAGCGCGTTATTGGTCAGGCTGTCCTATATTATCCTATTGATGTGGAGACCACCAATTTTCATCCACTATATGGGGAGGCGCTAGAGAAGACATTCCTACCTCCTATTCGCGTATTCGCACTCGTGGAGTGGAATGCTTACGGTACTGAATACTCTGAGAACATTGGTGTTGACCAAAGGGTAGAGATAACAGTTCACTTCCACGAAAGACGTATTCAAGAGGACCAAGACCTGTACGTTCGCGCTGGCGACTTTGTTAACTACGGCGGAATCTTTTATGAAATTGTAGAGTGGGCTGAGCCAAGAAAGATCTATGGTCAAGTAGATCACAGTATTGAGGTATCGGCTAAATGCGTGAGAGCACGCCCAGGAGTTTTTGATGGCACTTAAAGAACAAAAGGTGATCATGCCCTCCACCTTGGAGACCATTGATACAGCATTTTATGATTGGGTTAATGAGACGCTCGATATCTCAGCTACTACCAACAGGGGGTTCAATAAGGTGCCTTTAATCTGGGTTTCTGCTGAGCGAGCATTTCAAGTGAAGCATGACAAAAACTTGAGGGACGACTTTGGTGTTTTAAAACTTCCTTTGATTTCGGTCGAGAGAACTTCAGTCGTGAAAGACCCCACCCGAAAAGGTAGCTTTCAAGCTAATGTTTTTCCAACTGATAAGACCAAAGGGGGTTCTATTTCTTACGCTAGGCGAATCAACCAAACTAAGACCGGTGATTTTGCAAATGCAGATGCTTATCGAACACGCCCAAGGTTCTACTCACAAGGAAATGGTTTTGGACAAGAGAACTTCCCTTATCAAAATAAGAAAATAGTATACGAGGTCACTACGATCCCATTGCCAGTATACATCAATATCACATATAGTATTGTACTAAAGGGAGAATATTTCCAACAAATCAACGAGATGCTGACACCCTTTATCACAGAGACCGGGCAAATAAATAGTTTTTATATTAGAGCAGACGGTCATAAGTTCGAAGCTTTCTTGCCACAAGACTTCGCTCAGAATAACAACGTTGCTAATTTAGGAGATGACGAGCGGGTTTTCGAGACAAGAATTGACATTAGAGTTCTCGGCTACCTGATGGGCGCTGGCAAGAACGACGACCAGCCGCGTGTCTCTTTTAGAGAAAATGCAGTAGAAGTCAGAATTCCTAGAGAACAGACTATTTTTGGGGATATACCAACGTCAGTCTCTGGGGCGTTTTATCGGGAGTAAATTTGGACTTTGCCAGCATGAGCTACTATTTATTACGAGAAGCCATAACTAGTAAAATACTATAGTGTGCGCTATAAGCAAGGAGAGAATAAATAATGGCAAGTGGACCCAGCAAATTTAAGTTTATTTCCCCTGGTATCTTCGTCAACGAAATCGACGAATCAAAGCTACCAGCGGACCCCACTGTTGACCCCGGACCCACAGTGATTGGTCGCGCCCGTCGCGGACCTGGCATGCGTCCCATCCAGGTCTCCTCTTTTGAGGAATTTGTAGACGTATTTGGAACGCCAGACCCAGGCGCCGAAGGCGGCGATAACTGGAGAGAGAATGAATTTGATGGTCCCACCTACGGTGGTTACGCCGCCCAGGCATGGCTCGTTAGCGAGCAGTCACCGATTAACTATGTTCGCCTCCTAGGTACAGAGAACCCGCTTAATGATGGCACAGCTGCAGCCAAGGCTGGTTGGACAACTTCTAACAGCTTGCCTGTTTCCATCTTCGCCCAAAATGGTGGCGCCTACGGGTTGTTCATCGTTGATTCGGGATCCTTTTCGGGCTCTGTTAACGGCTCCGACAGCAATGCCCTCCTCACCACGGTGATCAATAATCCGCAGACTGGTACTCTAGCTGCCGTGTTCTACCTCAATGAGGGCGCGCTTGGTCTACACGGTCAGGTCTTCGGTGGTGTTGCTGCAGAAGACCTCACCGCTTCTGCCGGCGCGGCTATCGATGCTAACTCAAGCACTGAGAAGCTGTTTACCCTCGCAGCTTTCAACAGCAGCGGCGAGACCGTTGAGAAGACTTGCTTCAACTTTGATCGCAACAGCGACAAGTACATTCGTAAGGTGTTTAACACTAACGCAGCCCAGACAAACTCAGAAATTGTTCAAACCACGTCACCCAGCTATTTCAACTACTGGCTCGGTGAGACCTACGACCAGATGATCACTGAGATCGTTTCAGGCTCAGCCGCCGGCACAGCAGTCTTACTACCCTTGGAGTCAGGCTCAGGCGGAAAGGTCAATAAGGCTGACATGAAGGCTTCTTTCACTAATGCCGAGACGCCCTTCTTCTTTGGTCAGGACGCGGGTGATGCCAGCACGAACCTCTATCAGGAGGCAAGTCAGCAAAACCTATTTAAGCTCGTTGCCCTTGACTTGGGTGAGTCTGCTCACCGCTACAAGGTCTCTGTCGCCAACATTACTGCGGCTCCTTACCCCGAGATTGACCCTTACGGCACATTCTCAGTGCTCATTCGTTCATCCGCAGATAGCGACAAGGCTCCGGTAATTGTAGAGAGATACGATGAGTGTAACCTCAATCCACTTTCTGATAATTATGTTGCCAAGAAGATTGGTGATGCCTTCCAGACATACGATGAAACAGAAGGTCGCTTCCGCTACTACGGGAACTACCCCAACCAGTCCGATTACTTCCGCGTCGTGGTTGACTCTGAAGTTGAGGCTGGAGGATCCACCATTGCTAGCATGCTCCCTGTTGGTTTCTTGGCGCCGTATCGCTATAAGGGCTTCTCATTCCGCTCAGCGTCCAACCCCCTTGGAGTGTTCGCAGATACCTTCCCAACATTGGGCACGGCTATAAACCCCAGTGTTCGTCAGATTACACTAGTAACCGGCGGTATCAACATGGCTACCGCGATGCCGAACCCCGAAGCCAAGGCTGTCATTTGCTCAGCCCCTTCACTACTTAACACCACGCACGAGTCGTTCGCGGCAAGATTCCTCTTCCCGACATTCCAGACCCGCGCAACCGCAAGTATCGCTGCAGCAGGCGGTCGACTCCGAAGCTCTTACTTCGGTGTCCGAACCACCAGAACTGCTGACAGCACCGCATTCGACCCAAGTTACTATGACATTTGTCGCCCCCTTCCCTTCGGAAGTAGCTCACTCAGCTCATTCAGCACGAGTGGATACGCCACGGCTGGTGGAATGCTTGAGCGTCCGTTCGTCTTCACCCTTGATAATATCGTGTCTGGATCCTCTGGGTTCATCTACGTGTCAGGGTCACGCCAGACAAACACCTCTTACACGGCTTTGGATTCACTTCGAAACCTCCTTACGGCAGGTGTAGCGCAGTTCACTGCTCCGGTCCACGGCGGATTTGATGGTCTAAACATTGCAGAGCGCGAGCCCTTCCGTAACAGCGGAATTGCTTCTGCCGCAACAGTTCGCACCAACTACGCCTTGAACACTCTTGATAGAGCTGTCGCAACTGTTTCAGACCCCGAGAGAGTTCTTACAAACTTAATTACTGTCCCAGGCGTCTGGCGCTCACAAGTCACTGACAACGTGATTTCCACATGCGAAGAGCGTGGAGACTGCTTAGCTCTCATCGACATTGAAGATGCCGGCACTCCCGCGAACACCGAGGGCACCAGTTCCGTAGAGAACCGTCGCCCGAACGTCAACAGTGCTGTGACTAAGCTTCGTAGCCGAGTCATCAACTCAAGCTACGCATGCACCTACTTCCCCTGGGTTCGAGTCCGAGACCCCAACACCACGGCTGTCATCTCAATGCCACCGTCAGTTGCTGCTCTTGGAACTTTCGCCTCTTCACAGGCGAAGACAGAGCTTTGGTTCGCTCCCGCAGGCTTCGTAAGAGGCGGCTTGAGTGACGGCGCAGCTGGTCTACCAGTTGTCGGTGTCGAGTATCGACTCACAGCAAACGAGCGAGACGAGCTATATGGAGCTAACATTAACCCCATCGCTCAGTTCCCGAATGAGGGTATCGTAATCTTCGGTCAGAAGACCCTACAGATCACGCGCTCCGCACTTGATAGAATTAACGTTCGCCGCTTGATGATCTTCGTCAAGAAGGAAATCTCCAAGATGGCTGCCACAGTCCTCTTCGACCCGAACGTTGACACAACGTGGGCACGCTTCACCTCTAAGGCTAACCCCTTCTTGGCGAGCATCAAGTCCCGCTTCGGTCTATCAGACTTCTTGGTTGTCCTCGACAAGACTACAACCACTGACGATTTAGTCGACAGAAACATCATGTACGCGAAGATCTTCTTGAAGCCCACCAAGGCAATCGAGTTCATCGCACTTGACTTTATCATTACACGACAGGGCGCTTCTTTCAATGATTAAATTGAGAAAGCACTATTTAAAATTAAAGGAGATATTTTAAAATGGCATTTTGGACAGACGGAATAGCCCCCGAGCCTAAGAGGCAGTTTAGATTTAGGGTTATGGTCCCTTCTCTTCCCAACGGAGGAGGATGGTATGCACGTAGTGCGACAAAGCCCACCTTTAGTGTGACACAATCTCAGCACAAGTTTCTGAATCACACCTTCTACTACCCTGGTAAGGTCGAGTGGAACACGGTCTCAATCTCCTTTGCTGACCCCACGAACCCTGACGCCACCGGCGCTATCTTGCAGCTTCTACGCACAAGCGGGTACAATGTTCCCGCCAACACCGAAGAGGCTGGCGCACTCAGCACCCTTGGCAAGGCTAACTCTGTTAACGCCCTAGGTGTTGTTCAGGTTGACGGTCTTGACGAAGACGGAAACGTCACGGAGACATGGACTCTTAATAATGCCTTCATCGTTGGCATCAGCTTTAACGACTATGCTTATGATGGCGAGGACATCTCCACTGTTGATATGGAGCTTCGCTACGACTGGGCAGCGTTCAATAACCAGTCAGGTCCCGCCAGTTCTCAGGACGGTGGTCAGAAGAATCTCTTCTCGATCAGTGATCCGACACCCGCTGGGCATGGTTCATAAAAGTCCTTAACATTTAAGGCTTAATATACTATAATACTCTTAACAGAGAGGTGAAAGTTGCCAAGAAATAATACCCGGCGCACGGGGAGCACGTCGAAGAAGGAGACCGCAGAGGCGGCTCCAACTCCCCCTACGTCCGTCTTGGATTTTGTCAATCCCACAGAACATGTGACTCTTCCGAGTGGCGGTCGTTTTTATGATGAGGATCATCCTCTTCATGGACAAGAGACAGTTGAAATTAGATTTATGACAGCGAAGGATGAGGATATCCTCACTAGCCAGTCGTTGCTTCGAAGTGGGACTGCACTAGAGAAGTTTATGCAAAACATCCTAGTGGATAAGAGAGTCAAGCCGGCTAGTCTTCTTGTCGGTGATCGAAGTGCAATTCTTATTGCCGCCCGCGCAACGGGTTATGGTAAAGACTATCGGACTACAATAACCTGTCCTGCTTGCGGAGAGTCCTCTAAGGTTTCTTTTGACGTCACTGAGTTCCAAACTCACGAGGGATCAAAGGAGGAGCAAGAGGAGCTGGGAGTCAAGGTGACTGCCGATAACACATACACCGTAAAGCTCCCGCTAACCACAGTCACCGCTGAGTTTAGGCTCCTTACAGGGACTGACGAGAGCGCAATTACCAAGACCTTGCAGCAAAAGAAGAACAAAAAGAATTTCGATGGTTCTGTCAGCACTCAGTTTTCTCGTGCAATCGTAGCACTAAACACCGAGACAGACAGGAGCATTATTCAGCAGTTTGCTCTTATGATGCCTGCACAAGACGCGCGCCATCTTCGAGCAGCACTCAAATCTGTAACCCCTACTGTCGACCTAACTCAGAACTATGAGTGTCCCTCCTGTGGACATGGGCAAGAAATGGAGGTGCCGTTAACGGCGGACTTTTTTTGGCCTGACCGCTAAGTACATGGAGAATGTTTACGAACAGTTCTTTGCTATGATGTATTATGGCAGATGGGACTTTCAGCAAGCTTACTCACTACCAGTTGGTCTCCGAAAGTGGTTCATGGAGAGGCTGATAAAAGAAAAAGAGCGAGAGAAGGAACAAGTAGAAAAATCCCAAGACAAAGCCAAGGGCGTACAACGTTACGGGTAACTCACAAAGCCAGAAGCAATTCTGGCTTTTTTGTTTGGAAAACTAATTATTTCTGGATATTTATATTCTAAGAGGAATCCGTAAAGATGGCTAACGGCGACGAAAGCGGTAACGACCCTAATAATCAAGTACCAAAAGCGCGAGGCGTCCTCGAAAAAGAACTAGCCGAAGAGCGCTTGCAGGTTCTTAAAAACACCACGATAGCTATTAAGAAACAAGCCCTTGAAGAAGGTAAACTTCTTGAGGCGCTGCGGGCAACGATCAAGCTAGAGCAGGAAAAAGCCAGAATTCAGCTTGAGTATGGCGATGCCGCAGACCGCAGCCGCGAGTCGCTCTTGGAGGAAGTAGAGGTTCTTGAGGCACGCCAGAGAGTTCTTGAAAAAACAATAGGGCTTGGACCAAAGCTAAAGTCAGCATTGCAGATCCCCGACAGCGGTTTGGGGAACTTTATCGATGACCTGACAAAAGCCCAGCTAAAGCTGGGCGATGATAAAAAAGGTCTTATTGGGACAATCGGTGAGTTAGCAGAGGGCATATTTACTGCCGGAAATGCATTTCGCCAAGCCAGCAAAGCATTGGCAAGTTTTGCCGCCCTGGGCGTCACACAGGCGATAAAACTTGGAGTTCAAGTTGACAAGACTACCGCTGCCTTCACAGCTCAGACTGGAATTATTGGCTCTTTGCGTGATTCCATTGACGATATCGCCGTGGCAAACTTTAGATTGGGAATCGGTACCGATCAGGTCTCCAAAGCCACCACGTCTTTGGTGAGCGGCTTCTCAGAGTTTGTTGCCTTGTCACAAGCGCAGCAGACAACTTTAGTTGAGAACGCCGCCCAGCTGCAAAAAATAGGTCTTTCCACGGATACTTTTGCCTCGTCCGTCAACGAGCTAAATAAGTCTTTTGGCATGACGCCCTCTATGACTACTAGCGCAATTCGCTCTCTGTCAGCCCTCGGGATTGAGTTGGGCATTGGTGCAGATCAAATTAATCAAAACTTTGTTCAGTCGCTGCCTACACTAAGGGTGTATGGTGATCGTGCGGTTGAGGTATTCCGCGAGCTACAAATTCAAGCTAGAGAGACTGGCACTTCGATATCTACACTTACTAGCACCTTTGGCAGCCAGTTTGATACTTTTGAAGGCTCAGCCCGAGCAGCGGGTAGACTTAACGCTGTTCTAGGCACAGACCTTTTCAGTACCACAGAGCTTTTGTTGGCAACCGAGTCTGAGCGTGTAGACATCATGCGTGAACGATTGGCAATGTCTGGGGTAGAGTTTGCCAATCTTGGCAAGTTCCAACAGCTCGCTCTTGCAAATGCGGCTGGAATCAGCGACGTGAATGAGGCAGCTAAGATCTTTGGAAATACACAGAGTGAGGTTACCACGCAAATCGGTGGTCTAAGCCTGACACAAGCGGAGCTAGAAGAGAGAATTCAGAAGGGTCGCGACGTCTTTGAGAAACTTCAATTTGCCCTCAGTTCTTTTGCAATAGCTGTGGAACCAGTTATTAATGGGCTCGCCTTTATTGGAAATGGCTTGGTGGCAGTATCGGAAATCGCAGGTAGGGGCGGGCTGCTCGGCAGATCGCTTGTCGCCGGCGGCGTGCTGCTTGCGAGCTACGCACTCTCGGTAAAAGCCACTTCTCTAGCCTTCAACGCCCTCGCAGTCTCCGCCGTCAGGGCTGCAGCCTCTGTCACAGCTGCCAACGCCGCCACCCAAGGCGCCGGCGCCGCAGGGGTAGGGGGCGCTATTTCGGGTCGTGCGCTCGCCGGCGGCGCCCTGCGCGCAGCTGGCGGTGTAGCCCTCGGTGGAACAGGCGGGTTCGCTGCGGGACAGGCAGGAGGATCCGCTTTGGGACTTGAGGGACAAGGCGCTGGTGCATTTACGGGCGCATTGACAGCGCTAGGTCTATTAGGGGGGGCTGCCCTTACGGTTGGTACTGGCGGTCTGGCTGCGGTTCCCCTGTTGGGCTGGCTCGCTGCCGCTGGCGTCGGCGGTGGCATCGGCGCTATGGCATCCGCCCAAGACGGCGGTATAACTACGCAGGATGGTATAATGCAGGTCCATAGTCAAGAAGCCATTGTGCCCCTTGGCGTTTTGATGAGCAAGTTTGATGAACTGATTAGCGCTGTGAAGCCATCCGCCGGCGGAGAGGGAGGAAACATCGTGGTTAAGGTAATGATGAACGAGAGAGAATTGGGCGAAGCTATCGTCCCAATGATTGACCGCCGCGTCCTAGGAAAGTAACAAAAACTTAATTCCACGATAGTTATACGTATGACACAGAACTTTAACTCAGGAGAGCTGCAGGGCGCCTACATTCCGGTTGCACAGGGTATTGCTAACTCCAAACAGCTTTACCTAAGTATCTTTAATCTTCCTAGCCAGATTGAGATCAACCTCATGGCTTATATCGATACGTATAACGAGAACTATACCTCAGACTGGAACCAGGAGAAGGTGTTTGGTCGTCAAGATCCGATAGCCACGTTTAAAGATACCAGCCGAGAGATAACCCTTGCTGTAAAGGTGATAGCGAATAGCGAAGCCGAGGGAAGAAAAAACCTAGAAGACTGCAACCGCTTAATTCAGTTCCTATATCCCGCCTATCAAGCAGCCAACCGCGCTAATACAATTGCACGACCCCCGTTGTGTCGTATGAGATTCGCAAACTTAATAAGGCGTGCAGACGGCGCAGATAGCCCGAATGCCCGAGAGGGCGGCTTGCTCGGCTTCTTCACGAGCATCTCTCTTACCGTAGAGGACGACGAAGGGTATTTTGATCCCGGCGCAGCAACTCTCATCCCCAAGGTCATCAGTTTGGGAATGAGCTACAAGCCTTTGCACGAACATGACCTAGGATGGGGTCCTGAGATTGGATTTAATAATCCAGAGTTTGTTGATTTTCCCTATGGGAAGTCGACTATTGCGGTAACAGAATCCCCAGATCTTCAGGTTGCAACCGCAACCCCAGGTGTCACAGAGGGCGAAGTAGAAGCTAGTGTTCCAGTTGAGGTAGTGTCGGACGAGCAACTAGACCTACTCATAGCGCAGCAGGATGCCGATGCTCTTAGGGTTGGCGAGATGGTAACAAGCCGCCCTGGTGGCGATGACGCAGTAATGAGGCTTCAGAGCGTCGAGGACTATACTGGCGGTGAAGTTCTTTCGGTTGGCGATGCATTTTTCAGACTTGGGAACGGTTATTCCACGTCGGGATAATAAGGAAATTTAATTTATGTCAAGCAGATACAATAACGCGGTGCCATTTTTAAATGACAACGAGCTGTATGAAGATTTTTTTGAGGATAGGGACGTTAACTATGTTCAACAATATCGTACTGGGCTCTTGAGTCACCCAACCGTTGAACAGCGCGCGCGCTTGCAAACTGTTAGGCACGTCTGGAAGATTGGTGACAGGCTTGCTAAACTAGCGACTCACCATTATGGTGACCCTACAATGTGGTGGGTTATCGCCTGGTATAACATGAAGCCAACCGAGACTCATTACAAAGAAGGGGACTTGGTATTCATTCCATTACCCCTCGATAAAGTCCTAACAGTCCTGCAGAGGCGATAAGATGGCAACAATTTTCGAAAAAAATCGAATAATTCAAAACTTATTTGGGGCTGAATATTCCTTGACCGATGTAAGCGGAACGCTTGGTATTACAAACGCCGCTAGTGATCTGTGGAGCGCTTTAGCTAGCCAAAGAACTAGCCTAATCAACGAGCTAAATAATGAAGCCAGATATTACAGCTCGACACTTAGAGAGAATCTTCCTCCTGATCGAGGGACAGTAAGGCAGGCAAACATGAGTATCCCGCGGGCTGCAGCGTTACCAAGCGCAGCAGTCGCCGGAACTCGACATGCCAGCTCTTACAAGAGAGCTGTGCAAAGTTATGTCTGGATTCGTCTCGATCGCTCACAAATTTCTAGCCCCACCGAGGAACAGCTCGCCCCCTTGTATCAAGCTGGGCAAGAGACGACAAGCGTCCCACAGGTGACCAGCTTGAGAGATGAAATTAGAAATAAGTTTACCGAACTCATCCAGCAGGCAGATCTGGGAAGTGTCGCCAATAGTGAATATGCCAATGGCTTTCAGCGCGTTGTTTCTTGGGTACGCGCCTCCGGTGGTGGGCATGCTGAGACCGCTAGTGAAGATGGGATCTTGTCTAGAGCTGAAGATAACTATATATGGGCTTATTATCATAATTTTATTGCTGCGGAGCGAACAGCGCCGGCAGAGTCTTTTGCATCTACCGTAGAAGATTTTATAGGTTTAGACAGCATAGTTAGACTGTTTGTTAGGGTTCGTGTTAGAATCCTATTGTTGGAATCGATTGATGCACTACCGGAAGAACAACAGGAGGTTCTAGAAGATCCTGACCAAGTTGGGACAGCACAATACGAAGAAGCGAGAGCAGCGCTTAGGACGGAGGCTAATCGTCGTGCACAAGAAGAGTATGTCGACGATGAAGACCGTGGAAGCCCTGAAAACCAGGCTAAGCTACGACGCCTTGCCGAACAGTCTTTCTTGATAGACTTCTTGCCAGAGTTTGCAGAACAGAACCAGCAAATTCGTGCTCCCAGTTATTTGAATTCTGATGGTGTGCCCTATTTCAATATGGTCCATGGGCAGACAGACACAATTGTAAATCGATTGCTATACAACCCTGCGCTGCAGAATATGGACATCTTAAGACCGTCCGAAATTTCCAGCCTTGTTCCCAAAGTAAGATTGTTTAAGGTATTTTACGATAGTGAGGCAGATTTTAACGCCAATCAGGGCGATAGCAATCAGAAGACCTATATCGAGCAAGAAGTTCCATTTGATAATTATATGCAGCCTTCTGAAGTTGAGTCCATGCTGACGAATGCGTTTGATCGAGGTCGGGGCGTGGGGCTCACAAGCTTTGACTGGCGGATGGAAGGTCGAGATCCTTTTACCGCTCGCCGCGATATCTTTGCAGAATTGAAGCTACACTTTCAAAGCTTTGATGAATTGCTGCGAGAGAGGAGCCTAAGAACCTCTGACCTTAATGAGTCTAAGACATTTCGATACGTAGACTTGGTGAACATTGGAATTGTCCGTCGCACCTCAACAGGCGCCTGGAATCCGGATTACTATAAGTTACGAGTCGAAGTAGGCTGGCAGGACCCGGGACCAAACAGCTCGTTCCTTGGTGATGCGGCAACACGCCAAGCCAAGAGGGATGCGGTCTTAAATTCCAAGATGGTCCTGTATCTCACGGCTACTGATCACGATATTGATATAAATGATCAGGGCAATGTGAATATGTCAGTTCAATATGTTGCTTGGCAAGAGGCGTCATATTTGGACCAAGATTCTGATGTGCTGGCGACAGAGCAAATAAAGCAGTTACGCTTACAGCGCCGAGCGCAGATTGAAGAAGCGCGGGCAAACTGCAATGAAGAAAGAGTTGAACAGGTAATCCAGGAATTTAAGACAACGCTACGCCAGGAGCGCTATGAGTCCTACAAGAAGATATTGGATAAGTTGTATCTTGAGAGGCGCATTTTCTATGTTCCTGTGCCAGTCGCCGACTTGGAGTCCTACATTAATTTTGGGGAAAGTGGCGTAAACACAAGAGCAATAAACGACATCTTTAACAATAGAAATAATACGTCAGCTGCAGCCAATATTGATTTTGCCAACTCTGTCAGCATAAATGATAGAGATAGTACGCTGGCATCCGTCTTGGGCATGAATGTTGGATCCCTAGAGGACGGAGACATTCTTAAGAGAATTCAAGAAATGTCATATGACGCTAGCGGAGCAAACGCCAACGTTCAATATTTCTATTTTGGAGATTTGATTAAGGTAGCTTTGGAGCAAGTATCAGACTCTACATCTGCTCGGGCGGGAAGCAATCCCTCCGCCGGAATGGTAGGCAAGCTAGAGAAAGATTTAAGAATCTTAATGGGTCCTATAAGTTTTAAGAGAACTCTGGCACCTGCCCGCGGCACCGGCGCCACTCAAACGCAATTTGTTTATAATATTAATTTAGCTGATATTCCTATTTCCGTTAACTTTTATTCCGAGTGGTTTCTAAAACAAGTTGTATCTGAGCAGCGAAATACATACCCGATCCTAGTCTTTATCCGCGATCTTGCCAATAGATTGTTAACAGGCATTCTGAAAAATCAATCGCATGGATTGACAAATGTAGCCCGACAGAATCTCCAGATAAGATCTAATTTCTTTACAGCTGCCGCGTCTGCTACCGGCGGGGACATTGTGCAAGAAAACTTCAATACTATCTTAAACCCTAGAGCTAGATTGCGTCAGCAGCTCGGCTTTGATACACCGCAGCAATTCACCAGGCTAGACCTAGATGCAGCTACGGGCTTGCCGGAACCCTTGATGAGACCACCAAACGATAATGAGAAATCGTATCATTATATGCTAATATATGCCATTAATGCTGGATCCACACAAGACTTGCAGGGTAATTACTCTGAAGATAGAAGGAGAGGCATTTACCACTTTGGGATAGGCAAGGACAGGGGGATTTTTAAGACTGTCAAATTCTCCAAGACGGATTTACCATTCCTTCGAGAAAGCAGGTTTTCCCAGGATGCTGAAGCTGCCGCTACTGGCTTGACGATTCTAGCAAATGTTTATGAGATAGAAATGAAGATGGTGGGCAATACTATATTTGCTCCCGGTATGAAACTATATCTCAATCCATCAGGGCTTGCTCCAATGCTCGGTAGCCCCACCGCCAGACTTTCGCCAGCCAGCTTGTTGGGAATTGGAGGGTATCACGTGGTGATTGGAGTTCAATCCTATATCGAATCCGGAGTATATGAAACCACGGTCAAGGCAATTTGGGAAGCCTCTGGCGCTCGTGGTGCTATCGGGTTTACCGGACCAGAGGCACAAACACAGGGTGAGTCTGAATGCTCTACTGCGGTGGAGGCACAGAATATCATAACTTCCCCGACAACCACTACGCAAACTATAAATACCGGACCAAGGGGGAATGACTAATGGCACAGTTTGAAGGCAAGAACAACCTAGGAACAGCCGAGCTTTTCTTTCAAAGGCTAAGCTATTCCCAATTGGCGTTTCCTCAGACAAGTACCTCCCTTTACATTCATCCAGTCAGGGACTTTAACTTTGCAGAGTACATGTTATATGGTAGAATCAATAAAAACCATAACCCTATTGTCTTTAACACTGCTAACTCTAAAAAGATAACTAACTTAAATGACCCAAAGCAAGACTTGGTGGCTGCCAATTTTGTAGTTGATGCCTTTAATGCAGTTGTGCAGGAATTTGAGAAGGCAGCACTCCAAGGCAAGTTGGCGACTGACGACTCGTATCTATATCAAATCAAGGCGTATAGGGCTTATGACTCATTGGGCGCATTTTATAACAACTACCGCAATGGGCTGGAGGATGTGTTTTTCTCTAACTTTTTGACTGACAAGAGAAATAAGCAAATACTTAATTTTAAAACCTTTTTGCCCATATTTCTTGAGTATGTCAATCAAGTATCGGTTGCCTCTGCAGTCACACAAACAGGGTTTGTTACTACGCAGTTCTGCCCTCCCACCTCATCTGGCTTGGTAATTTCAATATCTGATTTAGATCCCACCAATGACGAGGACAAGGAGAAGTTTATCACGAGTCCTAACTTCTTATATTATGTAGAAGTGCTAAAGAAGCACGGCTTCTTCATCAGCAAGGACAGACCGTGGGAGCTTGTAGCAGATATAGCAAACCCTTTCATGTTAAACTATGCAGCGACATACAACCTGGCTAACGAAAGCGACGTCCTTCGAGTCTATTTTCAAAGATCCGGTGGATCTGACATTGCAGACCTAAAGCGACTCGCTCTTAGCTTTTACAATCGAATTGCCTTGACAAAGACATTCGTAAGGACTAGAATTAAGAATGTAAAGTCGCGTGTATGCCGCAAGCCCTACACGCTCCAACAGATGAATGAAGAATATTCTGATAATTATTGGCTTGACAAATACGTCGATATAAGGTATTATGAACAACAACAGCCAATAAGCCAGGGTGATTTGATATCCTTAAAGAAAGACCTTCCTTCCCTCTTAACCGTTCGTGGTTTGAACTTTGTTCTATCCCATATTAATAATAAACTTAATGGGTTTGCAAACTATGACGGATCTTTTGCCAAGATTGCTCTTAAGCAAGAATCAAGGCGCACTGGTAAACCTCTAGACCCAACATATTAATGCTATTTCAATCATTGGACAACAAGCAGGAGTGCGTGGGTGTCTACATGAATGGCGAACTTCATTTCGATACCATTCCAGAAGACCTCACTCAAACTTGGAGCTACTCAGCCTTCCTAAAAGACAGGGAGGATGTGGACTATGCATTCTTATACACCCAGAAGGCTCTAGGAGACGCCTGTCCGGTCCATCTCTCCGAAGCGTGGGAAACCATTAACGGAAGAATGAAAGCCTTCCTACGTGCCTTTACGACGGCTAAAGTGGATCTTACGCAAAACTGCTTTTTTGATCTCGTTGGAGACCAATTTTTGCGTGAGTATTGCGAGATGAAAAATAAGATTACGGAGTATGTGCTAGAGAGTTGCGAGAAGCCGCAAAACTATGACTTCTTGGTCGACCTTACAAGAGTGTTGCACGACATTAGGCACCGCCCGGTGCAAGTGGACCCATGGGCTCTAAGGGACATCGTACATGAAAAGCGCGCTCGTCAGTTTGTACAAAAGTTAGGTCAGATTTCGCTTTCGTGCGATTACAATATCTTTGGCACCAAGACTGGACGACTCACAACCAGAAAGAACAGCTTTCCTATCCTGACCATGGACAGAAGATTCAGGAAGGTTGTTGCGCCCACCAATGACTGGTTTGTGTCTCTGGACTTTAACGGAGCAGAGCTGCGCACATTCTTGGCACTCTCCGGTATAGAGCAGCCTGATTGTGATGTGCACGAGTGGAATAGGGAAAACGTATATCGAGGAGAGGGCACCAGAGACGAGGTAAAGGAAAGATTCTTTGCTTGGCTATACAACCCAAAGTCAAAAGACTTCCTGACTGATAGATTCTACGATAAAGAAAGAGTGCTCAGCAAACACTGGGACAAACGTGCGGTAAGTAATCCATTTGGCAGGACCATCCTTGCTGGCGAACACCACGCCATGAGCTACTTGATACAAAGCACATGTTCAGACGTAGTTCTTCGACAAATGATTGTGTTAGATAGGTTTCTGCAAGAGAAGGAATCATTTGTTGCATTTTGCGTTCACGACGAAGTTGTTCTAGACGTAACTGACGCCGGCTGTGCGCTAATCAACGAAATGGTTGAATATTTTTCAAATACTCCTTTAGGAAAGTTTGGAGTTAATGTAAAATATGGAAAGAATTATGGGGATATGAGAGAATGGAAACAATAATTGGTCTGGGTCGAGCGGGTTGTGCAATTGCCGATCGCTTCTCTCAATACCCTCAGTACGAAGTTTACAAAATAGACGTGGGGCTAAAGAGGACCCCAAGGACTCTTGGCGTGAAGAAGGTTGACCAGCCAGAGCGTTATGAAGAAGACTTCGGAAGCCTCAGAGGATTCTTTAAGGGAGTCTCTGGTGATGTACTATTTGTAGCCGGCGGAAGCGGACTAATAAGCGGCGCTTCTTTGCGTATTTTAGAACAGTTGAAAAAGTGCAAACTTCATATACTATACATATATTCAGATGAGGAATTGCTTGGTGAGACTGCCCGGCTTCAACAAAGGCTGACTTTTAACGTTTTTCAGCAATATGCCCGCTCGGGATTGCTTGAAAGGGTCATATTAGTCGATAATACCTGTTTGGAGAATATTCTCGGTGATCTGCCCATAATCGGCTTTTATGACAAGCTGAATGAATTACTTGTTCCTACTATGCATATGATAAACGTGCTCTCACATGACGAGGGGGTTATGGGAAATATTTCTCCCCCACATCAGATAAGCAGGATAGTTTCCTATGGTCTAGTGGATTTTGAAAGTGGTGAAGAAAAACTATTTTTTAATCTTGACAACGTGCGAGAAAAGGTGTATTATTATGCTATCAATGAGAAAAAGTTAAGGGAGCAGGGGAATATTCATAAGAAGGTTGTAGCACAAGTTAAGGCAAACGCCGAAAACACAAAAACCACGTATGGGATATACCCCACTCAATATGACCAAGACTATGTTTATTGCGTTGCATATAGTTCAATAATTCAAGAAAATTAATCCTTGACAATTCCCCCACTTTTTGATATAATCAATGTCAGAAGTCGAGAATATTCGCTCGACTTACTCTAACAAAAGGAAAAAACAATATGGGAATCAATCTAGACAAGATGCGAGCAAAGCTCGCTGCAGTACAAAACAATGGAGACTCTTCTAGGAGTGCGTTCTGGCGTCCAAACGACGGCAACCAAACTATTCGTGTGGTGCCTACCGCTGACGGCGACCCCTTCAAGGAGGTATACTTTCATTACAATGTAACTAAGGGTGGTATTCTATGCCCTAAGCGTAACTTTGGGGACCCCTGTCCCGTCTGCGATTTCGCGTCCAATCTGTGGCGTGACGGCGTAGACAAGGATGATGAGTCTTCAAAGAAGATGGCAAAGAGCCTCTTCGTTCGTCAGCGCTTCTTTAGCCCGGTTCTAGTCCGTGGCGAGGAGACTGATGGTGTTCGATGGTGGGGCTATGGTAAGACTGCCTATGAGAGCCTGCTGAATCTTGTGCTGAACCCAGATTACGGTGATATCACCGATACTGAGGAGGGAACCGACTTGGTTCTCAACTATGGCAAGCCGCCTGGAGCATCTTTCCCGCAGACTAAGCTGCAGCCTCGTCGGCGTCCGTCACCCCTCTCTGAGGATGCGGATGCAGTGACGATGTACCTAAACTCAATCGAGGACATTATGAACCTCTTTGAGCGAAAGACTACCGAAGAGGTCGACCAAATGCTACGAGAGTTTGTCTCTGGCGGTGTGGATGCAGAGGGTAACTCTACGGAGACTACCCAGTATGCAAGCACAAGCACTACCGGCGACTCGGTGGACGATGCGTTCCGCCAACTCGCGGATGCCTAACTAGTAAAAGCCGCAGGGGGGCACGGGCTACAGGTGTCCCATTTCTTTTGGAGGTAGAATGAACACAGTAGATTTTGAGGCGCTGCAGGCGCAAGAAGACAAAGTGGTGCAAGAGATTTTAAGCCGTGGGTTTCTTGATCCGCGAAAGACATACCCACAGCTCTTTTCTTTTGAAAATTCCAGACGCTATATTACAGAACTTAAGGATGCGCCATATAGCTCGCTTGAAGAAAATCAAGTCAGCGAATACGTTATTGATGAAAAGAGAGCCACGCATGAGCTGGCGCCGCTGATCAGAGAAGAGGGTCTTCAAAATCCGCCATTGGCGATGACGACCGCCATAGGCACGAAGCTAAAGCTGTTAACTGGACACCACAGAAGCTTTGCTCTGGCTTCTCTAGGACAACAGATTCCAGTTATCATCGTAACAGAACTTCTTAGTCTCAATAATACGTCGGTATCAGCTGATGCTGACTTAATTCAGGGTATCGCGGCAAATCCTCGTAACCAGAATAGGACTTATTCGAAAAACGACGTCGCCCTACAAGTTGAGCTGAGCCTTAAGAAGAATCCATATCAAGATGGCTTAAACCCATCTGGTAAGCTCCCCCCTCGCCATAGCGATGACCCGGCTGTGTTCGCGTTTGATGATATGCTAAAAAGACTTAAAGCATACGAGCACTTCCCTAATCCTGGCGATCGAACCAAGATATATAATCTAGTAAAGAGGGGGGCGGTGCGTTCAAAGCAAATTGATATGAAGCTTCCTGCTGAGCAGACTAATCATCTTATACGACAAGGGTGGGCGACTGGTATAAAGGAGAATGGCAAGCGTGTTGCTGCCACCGAACATTATGACTCCGCAAGAAATGCCCTAATCGTTATGGTTGATGATAATGGTCGACATCTAGATGAAAAGCTTTTGAAGCTAGCCCTGATGTGGTATGACGTTGACGACCGACATGTCTGGGAGGAAAATAATATTAAGTTTATTGATATTGCAGGAAGAATCGCGTCTCCACCCGGTGATAAAGCATCGCTCGACACAAAGCGCCTTAATTTTAAGCAGAGAGTGGCGGAGTGGAACGAGACCCTGCAGAACTTTGGAGTTGGCTTGAGAATTCGTTATCTTGCCCTTCCAAAGCAGCTAAAGACGCCGTCCGATAAGGATGTCACGTATACAATAAATGCCTAAGACCCCACTCCGATATCCGGGTGGTAAGTCCCGTGCTGTAAAACACATCCTCCCTCTCATCCCCGAGGATATAACGGAGCTTTGCTCTCCGTTCCTTGGGGGTGGGTCGGTGGAGCTTGCTGTTGCTGCCAGAGGAACACCCGTCCACGCTTATGATATCTTTGAACCACTCGTGTGGTTCTGGAATGCTCTGTTAACAGACCCCCGCTTATTGGCAATCTGTGCAGACTCTTACCGAAAAGAACATCCTGATTTTGAAGGACAGCAAGGGCTTCTAAAAGAAGATTTTACACGCCTCCGCAATGAGTTGAGAGAGAGCGACCGTTTCTCTTTTACCAACGCAGCCAAGTTCTACGCAATCAACCGTAGCAGCTTTTCAGGGGCAACGTTCTCCGGTGGTTGGTCAAAGCGCGCATCTTACGAGCGCTTCACCGACAGTTCCATTGACCGTATCTATAACTTCCGAGAGCCCAACATAACAGTTAATTGCGAGGATTTTAAAACCTCGATTAATAAACACCCCGACGCATTCCTATACTGCGACCCGCCATACCTGCTTGGAAACGACAAGGACAAGCTATATGGTGACCGGGGCAACACGCACGCAGGTTTTGATCACAGAGCCCTCTATGACATCCTTAGTCAACGTTCTGGCTGGGTGCTATCATATAATAATTGTCAAGAAATACGAGACCTCTACGACAATTATGAAATTCGTGAAGCCGAATGGTCAATGGGCATGAGCAATGTAGACGGCGCCGCATTGCGACCAGTCAGGGCTGCCCTAGAGAGAATTGATAATGATTTTAAAGCCCTTATAAAAAACGAGAACCTCCTCGCCAAAGAAGTGGCTCAGCAGGCGCGTAAGCTACTGAATGAATGCTGGGATGCGAATAAAAAAAAGATGGGTAAGTCCTCAGAGATACTAATTATAGGTTGATGCAAATGAAGAATCTTATAGAGAGTTTTAATACCTTTCTTTCTGAAGAGAAGGGTGATAATATAGCATTAGCTATTCGGGCTATTGAAGCCGAGGGCTATGATTACGAAATTCTACCGCGCGGGAATACTATTCGTATTACTGACGATAACCGCGAGGATGCTTTGGATAAGATGATTGCTGTCTTAGAGCCTCTGGGCTTTGAACACAATACATCAATTACGCAACACTCCCTGGGACGCCTAGAAAAGATTG